CAACAAGAGTTACATTGGTTTCACCTACAACACGTCACTTAATTCATTTAGGTACTGAAACAACTATTGGAGATACTACTTCTCAAGATGATATGTTTATAAGATTTTCTGATCAAGAAGATATAAACGATTATACACCGACAGCTATTAACAGTGCTGGATCACAAAGACTTCAAGATGGAACAAGAATTATAGGTTCATTAAAAGCAAAAGAAACAATTCTAGTTTGGACAGATAATGCATTGTACACTATGAAATTTATTGGTGCACCTTTTACATTTGGCTTTGAGCAAGTAGGTACTAACTGTGGATTGATTGGTAAAAATGCAGCTGTTGAGATTGATGGTGTTGCATTTTGGATGAGTACAAATGGTTTCTTTATGTTTGATGGTACAGTTAAGTCACTACCATGTTCTGTTGAAGATTATGTTTATGATCAAGCAGATACAACTAAAGGTCAACAAGTAGCGGCAGGTATTAATAATTTATTTACAGAAGTTGTTTGGTATTACCCTTCAACTAGTTCTGAGTATAATGATCAGTATGTAGTATTTAATTATGGAGAACCTATGAAAGGTGGTACTTGGTACATTGGAACAGAAGCAAGAACTTCTTGGATTGATGCAAGTGTATATCAAAAACCAATAGCAACTAAATTTAACTCAACATCAAATGGTACTTTTCCTGCAGTTATAGGTCAAGATGGATTAGGTCAAACTCAATTATTCGAACATGAAGTAGGTACAGATCAAATTAATCAAGACGGAAGTACAACAACAGTTACGTCATTTGTAAAATCATACGATTTTGATATACAATCAAGACAACAAAATGCACAAGGTAAATCAACAGGACCCGGTATATCTGGAGAAATATTTTTAGCTATGAGAAGATTTGTACCAGACTTTAAAGACTTACAGGGTAATGCAAAAGTAACACTTGCTGTAAAAAGATACCCTCAACAATCAGATACAAACACTTCTTTAAGCCCCTTTACAATTAACTCAAGTACTGATAAAAAGGATACAAGAGCCAGAGGCAGGTTTGTTAATATCAAAATAGAAAATACAGATGTTAGTGAATCTTGGCGTTTTGGTACATTAAGAATTGACATACAACCCGACGGAAAAAGATAATGGAAAAAACTTTAGCACAATTAGTAAAAGAATATTTAGCACAACCTTTACAAGATACTTTTCAGTATTCAGACATTCCAGATGTTACATCTACAACTGAGGAAAAAAAAGAAGAAGAAAAAACTAAAAAACCTATTGTTTACTTACCACCTAGTGGTGGTGGTGGTGGCGATGGTATTGGAGGTTTAAATCCTTACGGTGGTACTCCAATTACTGGAGGATTTGATGGAGGATATGGTGCAGATCCTATATCTGGAGATTTACCAGGTGGTGGAAATATTGTAGATGAATTTGGAACATTAGGAGAGGTATACGCTGGAACAGGTATTAATAATATAGGTCCTTCTGGAGATTTACCAGGTGGTGGAAATCTTTATGATGAGTTTAATCCACCTGGATCGGGTCCTATTTCTGGAGGTGGTGGATTTGGTTTTTCTGGAGCAGGTCCTGGAGTAAATCCTACAACCGGAGACATAGTAGGCGGTGGAAATATTGTAGATGAATTTAATAGTCCTGGGGATGATGATGGCGGAAGCAGTAATGTCGGAGGAACAGGCACAGCAGCAGCAGCAGATACTTCTCAAGGTCAAACAGGATACGGTAGTTGTTTTATAGCAGGTACTAAAGTTACTATGGCTGATGGTACATTAAAAAATATTGAAGACATTATAGTTGGAGATAAAGTTAAAGGACACAAAGAAAATAACGAAGTTATTAAACTAGATCCTACTTTATTAGCAGATAGAAAATTATATTCATTTAATAATGACGAGCATTACTTTTTTACTTCAGAACACCCATTTATGACTGAAGAAGGTTGGAAATCTATTAAACCAGAAAAAACAAAAGAACGTGATGGTGTAGAACTTTACGAACAATTAAAAGGTGAATTAAAAGTTGGTGATAAACTTGTAACAGACAATGGTTCAATTGAAATTAAAAGTATTGAGTCTAAACAAATAAACAATCCTGAAATGCCTTTATACAACTTTAATGTTTCAAACGATAATTCATACATTGCTGATGGTTATATAGTTCATAATAAAGGTGGTAATGGTGGTAATGGTGGTAATGGTGGTGGCGGTACTTATGTATGCACAGCTTCTTATGCTAACAATTTAATTACACCTTTAGATTTTAAAACACTTAAAAAATATGGAATTAAATTACGTAGAAATGATAAATATTTAATGAAGGCATACGATTGGTTTGGACCAAAATTAGCTGCAGCAGTTAAAAAAGGTAAGCTAGTTAATTTTGCTAAACACAGTACAAGTATGTGGAAATATGAACAAACTAAAGAAAATGCTTCATTTAAAATTAAATTTATAAGTAGGTTTCATAAAATAATTACAAGACCTATTATAAGAGTTGTAGGTATATTTATAACAATAAAAAATGTATTTGTTAAATGATTTCAAACATATTAGTAAGTAGGTTTTCTACAATTAGAGCTTTGTATGGTTTGAATACATTGGTAAGTTTAGTATATTTATATTTTTATGGAATAAATTTAAGCAATTTTTTTATTGTATTATTTATTTGGTTTTTAATGAATCCATTAGGTGTTGCAATAGTATTACACAGATATTGGTCACATAGAAGCTTTGAATTTCGTAATTCTTTATTAAAATACTTATGTACATTACCTTCATTAATTTCTGGAACAGGTTCTGTTCTTGGTTGGGTAGGTATTCACAGACAACATCACAATCATTTTGATCAAGATAATGATCCACATCTTGCAGAAAAAGGATTTATTTCTTTAGTAACCATGCAAAGTTATGATTATGTTCCAAATGCAAAACAAGTAATTGATTTATTAAGAAATAATTTTATAGCAAAAACACACGCATATTATTTTGCATTTCCTTTAATGTACGCTTGTTTGTGTTATGTTTTGTTTGATTTTAAAGGTTTGGTACTTGGTTTCTGTATGCCAGCAACTTTAAATTTATTGACTCAAAATACAACTAATTATATAAATCATGTAGGAGAAAATAAATATGGACCAACAAATGTTTGGTGGATGAATTTTATTAACTTTGGTGATGGTTGGCATAAAAATCATCATGATAATCCTAGAAGTTATACAACTTCGAAAAAATGGTATCAAATTGATCCAGCAGGGATTATTATTAAATATTTATTAGCAAGGAAAGGGTCAATTTTTTATGGATAGAGAACAAGTTATAATGGAGTTAAAAGAAGAAATTAAACAACGTTTTATAAATTTATCAGAAGAAGAAAAAAATGTAATGCGTGAAAATAAAAATGGAGCTTATGCTATGATTCTTCGTCAGGTTTTAGGAGAAGAATTATTATCTGGTTTAAATGTACGTAATGGTAACCTTTTTAATAAAGGCGGAATAGCAAATTTATAATGGCTAAAGTAGTAGTTAGGTTACCTGAACCTAAAGAAGAGTACGACTTTTCTAACCAGAAACAAATTAATAGAGCAATTGCTATAATTGTAGAGCAATTAAATTCTACTTTTTTAAACGAAGAGAAACAAGATCAAGAAAGGTTTGCGTGGTTTAATGGCTAATATATATACAAATGCAAAAGTAGATTTAACTACAACAGATGTTACTACATTATACACAACACCTAGTAACTCTAGAGCAATTATAAAATCATTGTTAGTATCAAATGATGCTGGAAGTGCAGCAACTATAACAGCAACATTGACTAATGCTGCAAGTGCTGTATTTAGTTTATTTAATGTAAAATCAATAGCTTCTAATGCTAGTGAGCAACTACTAACAGAACCATTAGTATTATTAGAAAATGAAATATTGAAAGTTACTGCATCTGATGCTAATGAATTGCATGTAGTAGCATCAATATTAGAAATAAATAGGGATTAATATGTCATTTATAGAAACAGAAGCATCAGTAAGATACGAAACAGTTAATGGTAAA